GGTAGCCCTTTCTATTATGTTTTTATCATACTTTAGTTCTATATTTTATTAATTTTAATTGACAGTTTTATTGTTATTTGTTATAATTCAAAAACACATTAAACGTATGTTTATAAGGATATAAAAATGAGTGAATTTGGTAATAAGCTGAAACAATATCGAAATGATCTTGGAATGAATCAAACTGATTTTGCAAATGAAATTGGAATGAGCAAAGCATTTTATAATCGAATTGAAATGGGTCTTGCAAAATGTCCTATTTCAAAAATTGATAATATTGTAAGTTTATTAAATCAACACTGTATTGATACCAGCCATTGGGATGAATGGAAGCTTGAATTGCCCAAGAACGAATTTCATTAAGCGAAATTCATTTTAATCAACAATTGTTGTTATTGAAATTGAGTAATACTACTTTATCAGACAATCAAATTAAAGATATTTTGAATTTGATTTAAGTATTACATATGTCAACACGAATAGCATATTTTTGTATTGAATCTCTTGGCGATTATTGGTTAAAACCAGATAAACCAATTGAATCATGTTTTTTCTTAAAACATGAAATGACAGATGAACAATATTATCAAATTTTGAATTCAACAAATCAAATTGAAACATATATTGATGTGTTTACCAAACGGTTAAATGAATATTGTTTAAAAGGACCGTGTGATATTTTTACAGGAATGAAATATGCAAAATTAGCACGAACGTTAAGAAAATTTGATAGATGGTCTAAAAAATATAAAAGATATAATATAAGTTTCAAATGTATTATCAGAAAAACAATTGAAGATACATTTGTTATTCATCAGATATAATATCAAAAATGATTGACAAGATAAGACAATTGATGTATAATTGTCTTATCAATTGAATAAGGAACAATCATTATGATGCAAACTTTCTTTATCATGCACCGAGAAATTGCTGGTAAAATGCAATTTGTGAAGTTTGTGTCAGGAGTTCGCACAAACGTTTGTGCAATTTCAATCAATGATTATTTGTATCATATGTATGAACTTAAGAAATCATATGGTGAAAATTTGATTGCAGTTTTTAAAATCAATCAAGAAATTGAAAACATTGAACGTTTTGAACAAATCATGTATGAAAATAGTTATACATTGTTTGCGTGTTATTCAGAATAATATTGTAATAAAAACCGGAGCAAATTGCTCCGGTTTTTATTTTGATACCTTACAACTAAATCTTATAACCAAGTTAAGTTGTTTACCACGATCTTACCGTAGTAATCAGCAGATTGACCAAGAGATGTAGAAGTATTGGTAAATGTTGCTTTACCATAACGAGTATAAACAGCCATGTGGTTGTTATAAGTGTTAGGATCAACAACAGTACCAGTTAATGATAATGGGATGTATGGGCAGTAGAAATATCCACTATCAGTTTCACCATTACCACCTTTATAACCAACAACGACAACGTGTGATCCAGCAGTAGCACCACCAGGAACAGCAGAACCAGCAGCAACAGCACCAAACGATGCATCAAACAAGAAGCTGTAAACTTTAATAGTACCATTTAAAGTACCAACTAAACGAGTATTTGAAGGACCTTCAAATGAACCTTCGACAGCAGGTGCAAATACTGATTTAGAAGCAGATTGTAATACTGAAACAATATCAGGAGAAACAATGATAAAGTTACCAGCAGCACGACGTGTTTTTGCTGCAATTGCGTTTGCTACTTTGTTAATCAATACACCAAGCACAGCATGACGGTCGCCAACATAATGAGGAGTACCGGTAAATGTACCAGACATATCGAAGGTTTCAGTAGTACCAGCAAGTTTGATCAAGTCGGTAACAATTTCATTATCAATATCGGTAACAATTTGAGCAGAAATAACAGTAGTAATTTCAGCTTCTAAATCAAGACCATGTTGGCTTGATAAATCTTGCATTGCTTCGATAGACCATTTTGCTTGCAATTTACGAGTTTTTGCTTCAACTGATTGACGCAAGATTTGCAAGCCCATTGCACGTCCTGGGAAACTTTCCATGTCGATAGTATCGCCACCTTCACCAGATAATGGAGAAGATGCAAGGGAGAAGTTAGCTGCAGGAGTGAATGCACCACCTTGGTTAATACCTTGTGCATTGAATGCACCACCGGATGCAGATGGATTTACACCTGATGAATAGAAACGACGCATTTTAGATGCATATGGTGCAGTTGCGCTTGTATTACCAAAAGCTTCATCACCAGCGGTAATATTAGAACCAGCTTCAGAACCAACAGCATCATTTTTGTAAACATAACGCATTGAGAATGCAAGACCAACTGGCTGAGACATTGGTTGAACACCAACAACTTCAGTAGCAATAGTACCAGGAATTACACGGCGAATCATTGGCATTACAATCTTTTGGAAGTTTGCAATGTTACCTGCTGAGTTTACATCACCACCAGCAGTTTCTTTCAATAAATGAGCACGTTGGTTTTCAAGACACATATCAACAATTTTTGCTTTGCTTGATGATAAACCTTCAAGCAATGTGCCTTTGGTTGAATGCCACATACTTTCATTAAGATAATTCATATTTAAATTACTCCACATTTGTTATAAAATATTAACTATAAATTTATTTATATAAACTTAAATTAGTAACAATGTAATATTAATTATTACCAGCTAATTGACGCAAACGTTTAAGTGCAGTTTCAACGTCAACATCATTTGTTTGATTATCTTTATTACCAGTTACCACACGGCCTTCATTTAATTTTGACTTATTAGCGTGTTTTGATTCAGTGATAGCAGTTTTTGAATCAATTGATTCACCAATAACATGTGGAAGATAACGTGAATAAGATTCATCTAATTTTGAAGTTGGAATGTTTTTCAACAATTCTTGCATTTTAGCTTTAGCATTAGAATTATCTTCTAAATTAGAAAGTAAACTTGCCATTTTAGCTTTACGTTCTTCTTTTAATACATTATTACGTGCAACTTGCAATTCTGCTTTCATATCTTCAAGTTGTTCACGCATAATTTCTAATTCATCAGATGCTTGTTGTTCATCTTCATTAATAATTGAAGCAAATTCTTGTTTGAAAGCTTCAAACACTTTTTTACCAAGATTATTGCGTTTTGCTTCATGAAGATCATCACGTAATTCTTCAAATTCTTCATCCATACGCATTTCTAAGAACATGTCAAGTTTTTCAACAAGTTCAAGAACAGATTCTTTTGCTTCATCGCGTAATTCAGCACGTTCTTCAATTAAACGTTCTGCATATTCAACTTCTAAATCTCTGAATGATTCAATATCTTCACGTAATTCAGCATATTCAGCTTCAACAATAGATTCTAATTTAAGATCCAATGCTTCAGTTAAAAGTTCACGATCTTTACGTAATTGTTCTGTCATTTCAATACGAACTTCATCTTCAATTTTTTGACGTTCTTCTTTTAATAACAAATCAAGAGATTCTACAAATTGTGATTCAATCAATTGTTTGGTTTCTGCATTAAGAATATTTGATTCAAACAATGTTTGTAAAATTTTATCCATGTTTAAAAATTCCTTTGTGATAGTTTTGTTAATATATTTAGCAAATAGTTTTTAATTAATCATCAAATGATTCGTCATCTTCTGATTCATCAATGTCTTGAGATTCATTAATTCCTATTTTAGTTTGCATCTTTTGAATTAATGCTTGTTTAATACATTGTGCAGCTTTATCTTCATCTTCATTAATTAATGAATCAACTGCTTCTAATAAAAGAGTATTCATATCAATTTCCCTTAAGGTTATAGTTTATTTAGCTAAAACTATTTCTAAATAATGTTTAAATGACATTTCATCAATTTTGCTAACAATTTCAATTCTTACTGGGCTATCATTAATCACTTTTAATAATGCCTTTTTAAACACATATAAATCACCATTTTGTTTTGCTTTAAGAGTGTTTACCATAAAATCAATAACATCGGAATAATTTACTTTATCAGAAATTATCAATTCATTTTTATTAGCAACTGGTTTAATAGCATAATGTACTGGAAAATCCAATCCAATTGTGCCTAACAATATACGCAATTCACGATTATTACGCATTTGTACATTTGGAGAATTAATATCGTTATTCATTATATCCTTTTATTTCTTTAAATTTTGCCCGGTTAATTTTTCAAAGAAACTTGTAATTTCTTTATAAAAATATTGTTGTGCAGCTTTATCATGAATTGCAGCATTTGCTAAATGTGCAATTTTATCCTTACTCATTGCATGTTCTAAAACAAGTTCAGGTTTTGCATTAGGCGCAGATGGAGTAGCAACAACATCAACTGTTGTAATTTCATATCCTTTAACTTTACCTTCAACTACACTGCCTGAACCCCTTGATGAAACGCCTAATTTACCACCAGCTTTTAAAATAGCTTTGATAATTTGGCCTTTAGGATGATCTTCAATGATGCGTGCTTTACCATACGCATCATTGCCTTTCATCCACATACTAGTGATAATATGTGAAACATTATTCAAATCAATTGACAAATTATCAGGGTGATTTAATTCACCAAACACGGTTTCACCACGTTTAATTTGTTCATTAATTTGATTAACAGCAGAGCTGATTTCATGTAATGGATAAACACGATTGTTACCATTAGTAATTTCAGCCTGCATAAAAATACCAGAAAGATATGCTGATTTTGTATTTTCAGCAGATTCAATAATCACATTTGCTATGTTAGGTGTGATTGTTTCAATTAACACGTCACGAGACATATAATAAATCCTTAAAATAGTTTATCTATTTTAATATTTACCAAAAATGATTATTGTTTATTTGATTCTGGTGCTGTTTCCTCTTCAGGTTCCGGTGTTTCTTCATTATCAGTTTGTGGTGTTTCTTCATCTTCTGGTTTTTCACTTCCAGTTTCAGGATTATATACTTCACCACTTTCGCCGACTTCATCACTTGGCGGTAATTCCATATCATCGGTATCAGTTACATCATCTTCTGATTCTTCCGGTTTACTACCATCAATTGGGTATTTGTTATAATCATCACCAAAACTTAAAGGTGTCATATTTTCAAGCCATGCAGGATCATACATTAATCTCAAATCATTCACATGTTCATTAATAGGAGTATCAGAAATATCACGTTCTTGTTTAACTAACGCTTCATTCAATTGAATTTCTTCTTCAGTCATATTCAAATATTTTCTCATTGCAAATCGAGGAGAAATAAATTTAGTATCTTTAATTGAATTAAAATTATTAATTAAAGATGTGTTTAATTCAGCTTCACGATATGCTTTAAAATTTTGTGGATCAGGTAATTTAATTTTGAATAAATTATGATCAATCTTAATTTTTGCTGATTTCAAAAATATTTTGAAATGATGTTCAAATGTTGTGCTGATTTTTTGTTGTAATCGTGACACATAATTAGCAAATCGAAGTTCTTCAATATATGCCATACCAACTTTACCATCTTGCACTTGTAATCCGTTTTCAGCAGAACCTCTCATATATGATGATGGAATTCTTAAACCTTGTAATAAACGATTTTGAAAATAAACAAGATCATTAATTTCACCTAATGAGTTTTTAGTAAAAACACCACATGATAATGCAAATGTATGATAATCATGGTATTCTTCTAAACCATCAACAGTAATTGTGCCTGTATCTTGTAAATCATCAAGATATTCAATTGCAATTAATTTATGATTTTTTAATTGCTTTGAATCTTTATAATGAATCCAATTATCAAATTGTTTTTGTTTTAATATTGAAACTAATCGTTTTTTACTAAGTTTACATTTATTCAATGAATCAAATAAATTAACAAATTGTTCATTATTGTTTAACACATTAACAAACTTATCAGCAGTATATTCATTATTAAATGTTGTTTCAATAATATTCCATATTTCATCATTAAATTTTGTTATGCTACGTTCATAACACTTATTTGAAAGATATGTTTTATAAGCAACATAATCAGATTCAGATAATGATTTTAACCATTGTTTACGACCAATAACACCTGATTCAATAATAGAATTATACTTTTCAGGATC